TTTGCCGGCGCTGCAGCACGACGATGCGAGGCCCGAGGACGTTGACAGCGAGTCTGAGGACCATTGCGCTGACGAAACCCGGTATGCATGCCTCAGCAGGCCATTCGTGCGTGACGCGGCAAAGCCGGTGGTGAAGGACAGCTGGGCCGATGCGTTCGCGCGGGCGGCGCGTGAGACAGAACCGGCAGGGTGGAGGATTTCGTGAGCGACTCCCTCGCCATCGCCACAGATCGCGCCAATGACTGGCCGACGGCGGTTCACGACCTCAACCAGAACGGCACGGCGTATCCACGCAATGCCGACGAGATGCATGCGCGCCTCGTGCGCTGGTTCGAGGAAAGCGAGCAGGCGTGCAGCGATGGGCGCAGGCTCGCCGAGCGTGATCGAAGTTACGTCAATGGAGACCAGTGGACCAGCGAGGAACGCAAGGCGCTGAAGGAGCGCGGCCAGCCGGAAATCAGCATCAACTACTGTCGCCGGAAGCTCGACCTGCTGTGCGGCCACGAGCGCAAGGCGCGCACCGATCCGAAGGCGTTTCCCAGGACACCGGTCGAGGAGGACCGCGCTGACGCGGCGACCCAGGCGCTGCGCTACATCGCCGATGACAACGACTTTGCGGTGCTGCGGTCGCAGGTGTTCGAGGAGATGCTGGTCGAGGGGCTGGGCGGCGTCGAGGTCAGTCTGGAGGACGACGGGCAGGGCGGCGCCAACATCCGGCTGCATCACGTCCGCTGCGATCGCATCTGGTACGATCCGCATTCCCGCCAGCCCGATTTCCTCGATGCTCGCTACAAAGGCATCGTCATCTGGATGGACGAGGACCAGGCGCTGGAAATGTATCCCGACGCCAAGGAGGTCATCGACAGTAGTTTTAGCACCAACGGCGGGCACGGCGTGACCGAGTTCGCGGACAAACCGGATTACCTGCTGTGGACCGACAATCAGCGGCAGCGCTGCCGCGTGGTGCAGTGCCACTGGAGCGAGGGCGGCGAGTGGTGGAGCGCGACGTTCACCCGCGCCGGCTACCTGGCCGAGCCGCAGCGCAGCATGTTCAAGGACCGACGCGGCATGTCGGCGTGCCCGCTGATCCTGCAATCGGCATACATCGACCTCGAGAACAACCGATACGGGATGGTGCGAGATCTGATCTCGCTGCAGGACGAGATCAACAAGCGGCGCAGCAAGGCGCTGCATCTGTTGTCGGTGCATCAGGTGATCGCCGAGCAGGGCGCGGTCGCTGACGTGACCAAGGCGCAGCGCGAGGTCGCCAAGCCGGACGGCTACGTCGAAATCATGCCCGGCATGAAGTTCGAGATTGCCCAGACGCAGCAACTCGCCGCCGGACAGTTCCAGCTGCTGCAGCACGCCACGAATGAGATGCAATTGAGCGGGCCGAATGCGGCGATGTCGGGCACCGACCCGCGCGAGCTGAGCGGACGGGCGATCCTGGCGCAGCAGGCCGGTGGTGCCACCCAAAACGAGCCGTTGGCGGACAGTCTCAGGATGTGGGCGCGGCGCGTCTATCAGATGTGCTGGATGGCGGCGCGCGAGTTCTGGACCGCCGGCAAATGGGTGCGGGTCACTGACGAGCTGCAGGACACGCGCTGGGTCGGCATCAATCGGCCGATCACGCTGCGCGACGAATTGGCGAAGCTGCCGCAGGAACAGATGGCGATGGCCATGCAGCAGATGCAGCTGGTGCCCGGCGATCCGCGGCTGAACCAGGTGCTGCGCATCGAGAACGACATCACCGACCTCGATGTGGATATAACGGTGGCGGAAGGGCAGGACGTGCCGGCGCTGCAGGCCGAGACATTCCAAACGTTGGTGCAGTTGGCCAGCATGCAACCCGGTTTGATCCCCGCCGACGTGCTGATTGCCGCATCCTCGCTGCGCGACAAGGAGGACCTGCTGGCGCGGATGAAGCAGCACCAGGAGCAGCAGGCGGGCGTGCAGCAGAAGGCCGGCGCGATGGCCGAGCGGAAGGCGATGGCGGACATCAGCCAGACCGAGGCCAAGGCGTCCGCCGATCAGGCGCTGGCGATGGAGCGACGGCACAACGTGGTGCGTGGCGTCCACGACATGCGCGGCGAGTTCACTGCACCACCCTATGGCGAGAGTTTCGTGGCACCGCCCGACAATCCGCCCGGGGCGATGCCGCCACCGCCATCGCCTGACCAGCACCCGGACTATGTGGCGGCGAGGCACTTGATGGACATGGCGCAGCGGCAGGCCACGCTGCGGCGGACGCAGGCACAGACCGCGGCGGAACTGGCGAAGACGCGGCACACCAACGAGAAGACGCGGGTTGATGCGCTGGGCGCGCTCGTCCAGGCCAATCGGCTTGCTAGGACCCCGATCCCGCAGCCGGGACAGAATGTACCATGACCTCGCTGGAGCGCCGGATTTACGAGGTGCGCCGGTTGGTCGGTTTCACGGCGCTTATTTACGAGTTGTCTTGCGACGGCGGGTTTACTGTCCGGTTTACCGCGCCGGACGGCAAAAGCGGGCGGGTCCGCATGACCAAGAGCGAGCCACGCATCGTAGCCGCAGTGGTCGCAGCGGCACTAGGGCAGCCGGGACAGCAGGGCGGGCCGTGAGTGGGAGCGCCAACGGGCTGTTCGACCAGGCGCTGACGTGGCTGGGGCTGACCACGCCACGCAACCAACTGGCGATCTGGCCCGCTGACAATCGGGTGGGCACCGAGACGCTTACCCCGGAGCAGTCACTGACCAACCCGGATGTTGGTGTGCGGCCGATGGTGCAGTGGGGGCCGTTGACGATGACGCCGGCGGCGTATGATCTGGCGCATGATGCCATGAGTAATTCGATGGGCTGGGTGGGAGCGTCATCATCAGGCCGTATGCCGATTTATCGCGGACAACTTCGCGGCAAAGAACCGAGCGGCAACTTCTTCTCGGAAGACCGAGATTTCGCGAAGCAGTTCACGCGCCAAGGGCTCGATGAGGAAGTGATAACGCGCCACATCGACCCGGCCGCGATATATCACCCGTCGAAGCCGGTTTATGCTGGAGACGAGGCAGCAGTGGATGAGGCGATTGCTGCTGCGAAGCGGGAAGGCAAGAGCGCTGTGAGGCTGTCCGAGGCGCGCGGCAAGGCGCCTGGCGAGAGTGAACCAGCCTCCATCTTCGTATTCGACAAAAGCGGTCTGTCTCGACTGCCATAACCCACCGCGCCGGGACTGAGGCGCGATCCCACAAGGACGACACATGGCTGAAAATCCGTCACTCGAGGGCTTCCTTCGGGAAGGCGCCGCTACGCCGCCTCCAGCGGCCGCACAGCCGCCCGCAGAGCCCGCCGCACCTACCACACCGCCGGCAGAGGTGAAGGCGCCTACGCCCGCTCCAGCGCCCGCCACGAAGGCGCCTGAGGCGAAGGACGATGACGACCCGCCGTTCACCGGTGAGGACGGTCGCACCGTGCCGATGGCTGCGCTCGACAAGATCCGCAACGACTGGCGCTCGAAGTTCGCCGCCGAGCAGGCGCGGGCCCAGATGCTTGAGAAGCAGCTCGAGGAAGCCAAGCGCCCGCCACCGGCCCCACCACAGCCGCGCTATGAACCGCCGCCGCCTGACTACCATCAAGATCCGGTTGCCTACATCCAATATGCACGGATGCAGGACGCCCGCGACCGGCTTAATGAGAGGCTCAATGCGTCCGAGTATGACCTGCGCGACAAGATCGGCGACGAAAAGGTCGATCAGTACGTCGCCGACTTCCGCGCCTTCGCCGACAAAGACCGGGCATTGTGGGACAAGCTGTACGCGCAGCCGCGGCCCTATCTGTGGCTGACCAAGGAAATCGACCGGCTGCGCCTGAGCAATGAGATCGGTGACGATCCGTCGGCCTATCGCGCCCGGCTGGTCGCAGAAGAGCGCGCCAAGTGGGAAGCCGAGCGGGCCGCCGCTGCGCCGCCGGCACCATCACCCGCCGCTAACTTGCCGCCATCGCTTGCCAACGCGCGCAGCGTGGCAGCCCGCACCTCGCCGGCCTTTACCGGTGAGCCGTCGCTTGAGGATGTCGTCCACAGCATCCGCACTCGTAAGCAGCGACAGCACTAGCCTGGCCGTGCCTTCCCGCCGCCGGGGATAAATCGGGCGTCACGCTTTGCCGCTGAGCTCCATCAGCGACCGCCGCCGCCGGGTGTCTATACGGGCGTCACGTCAGCGCGGAACTCCATCCGCGTAGAGCCGCCGCCGGACTCTTCGCGATCGGGCGTCATGCACTCGCCGGGCTCCATCGGCGTGACCCCGTATCTATGGAGATTGTCCGGTGGCGGACATGAACGTAACCCCGGCAAGACCGGGCCTGACGCCTATCCAATGGACCTCGGACTTCTGGGTCGAATACCTCCGAGAAAACCAGTTTTCCCCGTATTTCGGCACCGAGATGGACGCAATGATCCAACTCAGGACCGATCTCACGCGGGAACCCGGTGACAGCGTCGTCTTCCCAACCGTTCGGAACCTGGTCGGTGCAGGTGTCACCGGCAACACGGTGTTGGAGGGCAACGAAGAAGTCCTCAACGCCCGCTCGCTGAAAGTCGCGGTCGGCGTTATCCGACATGCCGTCGCCGTGTCGCAGTGGGACGAGCAGAAGTCGGTCATCGACCTGCTCAATGCAGCCAAGCAAGTGCTGAAAAACTGGGCGGCCAACAAGCTCAGGTCCGACATCATCACCAGCCTCGGTGCGATCACCGCTGACGGCGACGTGCAGATCAGCTATGGCACAGCGTCCGCTGCACAGCGCAACACGTGGTTGGTCAACAACTCCGATCGCGTGCTGTTTGGCAGGGACAAAGCCAACAACACCGGCGTCTATGCCACGAGCCTGACCAACATCGACAACACCGCCGACAAGATGAACGCCGCACAGCTCACGCTGGCAAAGCGTATGGCTCGCCTGGCCTCGCCGCGCATCCGGCCGATCAGGATCAACGGCGACGAAGAGTGGTACGTCGTGCTGGTGCCGAGCCTGGTGTTCCGCGACCTGATGCTCGACCCGACCATCGTCAACTCGTTGCAGTACGCCTGGAACCGCGGTTCGGATAATCCGCTGTTTACCGCAGGCGACATTATCTATGACGGGCTGATCATCCGGGAAATCCCGGAACTGCCGACAATCCCGGATGTCGGGGCGGGTGGTACTGTAGACGTTGGCCACTCTTACCTGTGCGGTGCGCAAGCAATCGGCATCGCCTGGGCACAACGGACGAAGGCGATAACCAACGAAAGGGACTACGGGTCGACTGGCCCCACCATCCATTAATGGGTGGTTGCAAACCTGGTGAACTCAGGGGAAGCCTCTTGTAGGCAATCCTGATCCAAGCCTGCGAAAGCAGGAAGGAGCAACGACCATCCCGCAAGGGAGTAGGCTGCAAGCCACTGGCAGCCGAAGCGCCAGGCACCCCACTGGGGTGATGATATGGTCTCCTCTCATCCGCGAGGGTGAGCAGCCCGCAAGGGCGATCGAGAAACGGCGAAGCTCGATGAAGATAAGGTCTTTTCAGGTGTCGGGGTCCAAGAAATCAGGGGGGTTGCGAAACTCAGGTTCGGCGTCGATCCCACTGTTGACCAGACAAAACCGGTCGACAACGGCATATTTACAATCGTAAGTGCAGCGGAGCCTGATGCATAACAACCCGATAGTGTGGTTTGTATCGGTATGACTATGGTATAATCTGCGAGAGCGAGCGGTGTTGAGACCACCGCTCACCCTCTGACCACAACCGATGGATGGACATCGACTATGGCTAAGCCTTACGTGCCCTATGACGGGCCGATTGTCACATGCCCAGAAGCAAGGGCGCTAGGGCTCAAGCGATACTTCTCCGGCTCAAGATGTCGGCGGATGGGTCATCTCAGCCAGCGCTTCACGTCAACTGGGAACTGCGTGACTTGTGTAGCGATTGCGGTTGCCGCGCACGCGAAGGCACATCCTGAACAGGGACTGGCAAGGACGAAGCGATACCAGGAGGCTCACCCAGAGCGGCCCTTAGCTTACCGGACGGCCAATAGAGAGAAGATCAACCAGCGAGGCAAAGAGTGGAAGCAAGCCAATCCAGATAAGGTGCGAGCGAATACCCGCAAATGGCACGCTGCCAATCCGCACGTAGTGAAGGAATGGCGCAGGAAAAACCCGGAAGCATGGCGTGCTCAAGTGCAGACCCGTCATGCCCGCATGGCGAATGCCGAGGGGCGACATACCGCTGACGAGTTGAGTGCGCTGCTTAGGCAGCAGAACTGGCGATGTGGTTACTGCCAGAAGTCGATCAGAAAGAAATATACCGTGGACCACATCTAGCCGTTGTCCCGTGGCGGCACCAACTGGATCACCAACATTCAGCTGCTTTGCCAGTCGTGCAACTCCGCAAAGCAGGACACAGACCCGATCGAGTATGCGCGACGCATCGGGTTACTGATCTGATCGCGCAGCACTGAAAGGACACGACATGGCAAACGCACCAGAGCAGCATCCGCACCAGGCGGCTGCGAAACCAGCACCGGTATCCGATAAGGCGGCAGCGGACAAGGCGGCCGCCGAGCAGAAGGAGGCGATGGCTGCATCGTCCATCGGCGCGCAGGTGATCCTCGACTACAACAGCCAGGCCGGGCTTGGCGCGCGTGGCGGCGCGGCTGGCACGGTCGAGGAAAACACCAGGCTGCGGGATGAGAACCTCGCGGCATTGGGTCTCGATCCGGCATCGCCGTCCGGGCCGCCGACCGGTGAGCCGTACGAGCCGCCAGCGGTCATGGCGGCGCAGCCCAAGCACGTCAGCGGGCAGGCGACCAAGCACTCAAGCCTCGCTGCCGGCATCCAGAGCGTGCCGACACCGCCGCCGGCGCGCTGACATGGCGGTCACAGTAGCAATGCTCGGCGAGCGCGCCCTGCGAAGGCTGGGCGTTGCTATTGTGCCCGAGGCCGAGCGTCCGGCACTCACGTCCACGGTCCCGTCCGCCGCCATCGCCACCAACGCGCTGGTCGAGTTGGGCGTGATGGCCGCCGACGAAACGCCGTCGCCCGAGGATCAGGCGCTGGCGCTTGGCAAGGTGCAGGTGGTGCATGACAGCCTGGTGGCGCAGAGCTTCGTGCGCTGGACCATCGGCGCGATCCCGCAGGCGGTGTCCGAGGAATACGTGAAACTGACGGCATCGCTGCTGGCGAGCAGCTTCGGCAAGGCCAGTGACTTCCAGACGCACACCGCGCTCGAGCAGCGGGTGCGGCGTGTGGCGATACTGCAGCAGACCGGCGACGAGGCGACGCGCGCGGTGATGGCGGTGCATAGCGATCTGAGCGCTCGCGGCAAGGCGCGGTGGTCGGCGTTCGACATCCCCGACTTTGCCGCCGAAGCCTACGAGATCCTTGCGGCGAACCTGCTGGCGCCGTCATTCGGTGCGCAGGCCGATCCGCAATCTGCGCTTATGGCGATGGCGCAACTCGCGAAATACATCGCCCTCAGCCCGAGCGGCGAGCGTGTTTATGCGGAGTATTTCTGATGGCTGCGGACGGTCTGACGTTCGGGCCGGCGGCCGTGCCGGCGGCCACCTCGTCGCACCACAAGTCCGACGATCTGGATTTCGGCGGCTATCTGCCCGTTGCGGTGCCGCCAGATCCCACGGGCGAGGACTGGCGCGGACCACCCGGACCGGCAGGGCCGCCGGGACCACAGGGCGAGGA